TTATAGGTTCACCCGCATTTGTTATTATATATAAAGCATTAGAATTATGGACTGCTCAACAGAACAGTCAGATAGAACAGACAAGAAAGGGTACGTTCCGTAATGGACACGCACATGAAGACGAGGAAGAGTTACTAGATAAACTCAAAAAATTAAACTAGGAGAACAAAGATGGCATTATCAAAGAAAGGTAAAGCAGCCGCAAAGATGGTATGTCCAGACAAGGAAGGAATACCTTGTGCTGGATGCAGAAGCGGCAACCCCTGTTTGGCAGGATAGAGGTACTAAGTATGGTACAAAAAAACAAGCAAGTAGAATCATCTGATGGTGGTCAATGACAGTCCAACCCCTTGACCAGAACCACCCCTATATGAAATTTCATGGCATCAGAGCCGCGGTATATAGGAAATACCCCCATTTAAAGCCTTCAGCCAAGAACTAAAAGAAAGGCAAGAAGTAAGCTTTATATAGAGGTAGGTGTTACTATGTATAGGCTCTCACCAAAGGGCCACGGCTCCACAGGATACTTAACGCAAGTGCCACCGTGGGAGCCCCAACAATGGAGAAAACCAATGGCAAACAACACAACAAACGAAAACACCAACATGACAGATAATGTCACTGGTGGCGAAGTAAGCGAATCTGGAATGTTAGATGGTCTAATGGATGTATTACAAGACTCACCCGAGCTTATGCTCGCGGTTGGAGTAATTGGAGCATTAGTTGCTTTTATTGCATACACCCAACCAGCTGTGAGAGCATTAGTAATGCCTCTGGTCAAGAACTACGATGAACAAATCCTCGAGGCTCTTGATAAAGGACTGACAGCAGCACAGACTAAAGCTTACGAGAAGCTGGATGAAGCAGCTCAAAAGCATGTAAAGGATGCAATGCTTAGAAATGTAATAATGTCTGCATATGACGAGAACGATGATAAATTCGTTGCTGTTATAAAAGCAGAAGCCAAAGAAGCTTTAGCTAACGCAAAGCAGCTTTGAACGATAAAGATTACGAGCAGCGATTACGCCAGCGCGTAGGAGAAGGAGAATATGCACGTCATAAAGAACTTGTACGCTTGCTGGCTCGCAATCTTGCTCTTGAAGACATTCTGTGGGAAGAAATTTCTCTACATATTCGGGATGTTAACTTACGAACAGAGCTCTTGCGCCAAAGAAATGCAGTCGTTAAAGACATACATACAGAGTTCAGAGCGCTGAATATAGAGATACCTTCTGTGATAGAGCAGAAGACTGAAGGTTTTACTTCCTTTTTGGAGGACTTAACAGATGACGATAGCAGTGAAAAACGAGACGAAGTACCTGAAGTCAACACTGACAGGTAAAGGCGCATTAGATTCAATTGAGTTAGAGAATGTATTCGAACAGTGTAGACACGACGAAGTGAAAATGCTCAAACTGGTGAAGGCCTTTTGTGAGGCATACCTAATTGATAATAAATCTCGACCCCTTAAATTAAGACCACTCCAAGAAATCATAGTAGTAAAATCCCTGACTCACAATGAAGAAGGTCTACAGAGAAAATTAGCTATATTAGCTCCACGAGGCAGTGGTAAATCGTATGCTCTAGCCGTGGCTGTAACTATCTATATGTTTTTTAAAAGATTCAGGGACCTAGTCTTTATCTTGGCACCTTCAGAGGACCAAGCAGCTCTTATCTTTAATTATGTCTATCGTAACTTTATAGACAATAAATTTCTGGACAGCCTAGTAGATAATTATAAATTCCACAATAAGCCCCATATACGCATGAAGGGGGGCACTATGATGCGTAGAGCTCCATTAGCGCCTACTAATCAGGGACAAGCTATACGTGGACAACACCCTACCTTCTGTATAGTCGATGAGTCTCCCCTCATTGACGATAAGTTATTCGTAGATAACGTAGAACCAGCGATAGTTTCAAATAAGGCCCCCTTCATAAATTTAGGTACACCAAAATCAAAAGAGAACCATATGTGGCGTTATTTGTATGATGACGCCTATTCCGAGAAATGGACGCGTTTACATTATACATGGAGAGACGCAATAGATAAAGGAGAGGCATATTCCCCTCCTTATACCGAAGAAGAAATGCTGGACAAGATGTTGGAGTGGGGGGAAGATTCTATGTACTGGAAAACAGAATACGAATGCGAGTTTGTAGAGAGTGTATCGAATGTTTTCACACCTGAAAAAATAAAAGGTTGCTTCGAAAACTATGAGCTTACAACCAGAGAAGAGCTTGTCACGCGAGGAGATTTTGGTTCTCCAATTACTATCGGTGTTGATGTTGGTAAATCTGTTAACTCTACTGTTATTACCGGATGGAGACTCGAGAAGTTTGATGGACCGGATGGTGGAGGTAATCTTGCACGTCTTATATATGTGGAAGAAATCAATCCTAAATCTGGTGGACACGATATTCCATACCAGCGTGAACGTATTATGGATGTTGCCATTAATCTTGGCGCTTCTCGTCTTATTGTGGATTGTACGGGAATTGGTGGCGCGATTGAGCAAGACCTCAGAGTAGCATGTATAAACTCCTCTCCTCAGATACAATTCATTCCTTTCATATTCACAGGAGGACCAAGGGGAACGAAGACACAGGTATTTAGAGATTATGTTTCCTTTGTCCAACAGAAAATTATTAAAGTACCAGACCCAAATACCCTACCAGCCCACCAGAAACGCCTTATAAATAAGTGGTTCAGGGAACATATAGATTTACAATATACCATGGATATAGCTAACAAGACCGAGAAGATAGCAGCGCCCGATAATAAGCACGATGATTACTGTGACAGCTCTGTTATAGCTATTCATGCTACCCTGTCTATGTTGCCGGGTACGGCAACTGTAGCAGGGGGGCGCAACAAAGGTATACCAAATAGTCCCTTCGGAAAAAACGTAGGAAGCTACACAAAGAGTTCATTGTTTACTACAAAACAGCGCCGAGTCACTCTAAATAAAGGTTTGCGTTTATGAAGAAAGCTTTATATAGTGTGACCGGATATATAAAAGGTGATTAAAGCCATGTCCATCTTCGACACAGTACGCAGAAGATTCGCCACTAAAGGTAGTGACCCTCCATTTAAGGAAGACGACCCATTAAGTTTTGGGGCGGGAATCATACAGAGATTAAAACTACAGAACAATTACGCGGGTTATAATATAAAGAAGTATGAGCCTCATATAGGGAATCCTCGAATGTATATGAATGTTTATTTAGCGGACCCTATAGTAAGAACCTTAATAGACCTTCCTTGTCTTTATGCAGTTAAAGATAATTTTGATATCGTAACAGACAAAGACGACCTAAGGGAGAGAATCGAAAAGATGTTTAAGGAAATTAACATCGAAGAAACATTATATGGGTGGTTGAGAAACGCTAGAATATTTGGGACATCCTATTTAGAATGGACCGGGGATAATTTAGTATTGCGTTCTTCTCAGAATATGTTTGTAAAGCGTAATGAGCATGGTCAGATAGAATATTATTATCAAGATACAGGTGAAGACAATGAAAACATCCGATTTGAAGAAAAAGAAATCGTTGAACTTAAAAACAACGTATTCGATGACTACGCTTATGGCCTTTCTGACATCCATCCCATTCTTTATTTGGTTGACCTCAAAGATTATGCTGAAAGAGACATCGGAGCCGCTCTCAACAAGTATGCTTCTTCTCGCTTTGATATATCTTGTGGACTTCCCGATATGCCTTATGGTCCTGACAAAATTAACGAAGTGGTGGACGCGTTCAACTCCTTAGAGCCCGGCGAAGATATTATACATGGTAACGATATAGTTATTAAAGAATTACAAGGAACTCAGAGAGCCTTTGAATATGGAAAGTATACAGATGATATATTAGATAAGATTCATATGGCACTGAAAGTTCCTAAGACAATGTGGACCGAACCTGAAAGGGCGCGTCCTATTTTTGAACCATATGTCCGTTATTTACAGACTATGGTAGAAGGTGCACTAAACGCACAACTCATGCCCTTACTAGAAGATGGAGAAGCTAGATTCAAGTTTAGGCAGATTAATGTTACGGATGCATTCACTAAAGCTAAGACGGATATGATATATCTCTCCGAAGGAGTATTATCACCCGGAGAAGTTAGGGAAGAGCGTGGTCTGGACCCTGAAGGTGTGGTAGAATTAGATATGCTAAAAGATGTTGCCGTAAAGAAAGCAGGGCAGCCCGCAGAGGGACCCAGCGATAAGAATGCTAATATTTCTGGTGGTAAGAATCAGGACAAGAAAGAGGAATCCGCTAGAAAACCAAATAGGGGTAACAAACCCTCCGCTAACACAACAGGAGATAGAAAATGACTTACGACAAATGTAAAATGACCGTGGGAAAAACATTAAAGAAACGTGGTTTTGATAATCACGCAGAGCTTGCAGCTGACATGTGTATCATGTGGGCTGATGAGAATGGTGTTGAGCGGGAATTTGCAGCAGAAGTAAAATCCACTGAACCCATAAGTAGGTCATTCGCATTATCCATAGGAGATAGCGAAGATATGACATTTATGAATGACGATGGTGGGATAGATACTGCTTCTTTTCCCGTTATTGCCATCACATCTGGGCTTCACGAGTATGAAGCAGATGAAAAACAACAAAAGGTTTATATAGAGCCTAGTGTTTTAAAGAGTAATATAGAAGCTTTTCAGGAGCTTCCAATTTACATTAACCATCAACGAACTACGGAGGATTTAATCGGCATGGCTACTGACCCCGAAGTAGTAGAGATGGAAAATGGAAAGACAGCAGTGAAAATGAATGCGACCATAACCAATAAAACGGGACACGGTCAAGAAGTGATGGACAAGGTAAAGAAAGGGGACATGACTCATGTCAGTATTGATTGGCTTTCAAATGATGTTGATGTGATGGGTGACAATTATGCCACCAAAATACGTCCCACCGAATTAAGTTTCATTGATAATGAAAAGATGGACCCAGTCTGCAAGGAATGTACTATTGAAGGGGAATGTGAATTACACGCTGAAAATCAGCCCTGTGATTGTGGAAGCGATTGCGAGTGTGATGGAAAGTGTGAGAATGAAGACAAAACAACAAAGGTAGAAACTATGACAGAAGAAACCAATGTAAAGTCTGATGCAGAGAATATTGTTGAACGCGAGTTCGCTTCTCTACGTACCCAGCTTGAACAAGCTCAAGCTTCGCACAAGGATATCGAATCCCAGTATAATGATGCTTTAAAAACAATTGAAGCATTCAAGACCGCTGAGGAAGAGAGAGCCGCGAAAGAAGCAGAAGCTAGAAAAGTTGAGACCGTAGAAGCAATTATCTCCAAAGAGCTCCTTATGGGAACTGTAGAGGAAGATAATAAAGACGCGCGCGCCATAGAACTTTCTGCATGGGACGAGATGAAGCTGACTGGTTTCAGCGAAGCTCTTGCTGCAATGCCAGCTCCCCAAGAAGTCGAAAGACAGTTCGGAAAAGGAAAAGCCAACGATGGTGAGGCCCTTCCCGTAACGGAGCGAGCATCTTCAGTAAGTGTAGACAACACAGGTCGATTCAGAATTGACCAAAGTAAGCTAAGAGGTAATTAAGCATGGCAACAGAAATTTTAGTAAATGATGGTGGTGCACCAGCAAGGATTCTTCCTTTCACTGCGGGCGCTACAGTTTCTGGCGGTCAGTTCGTTACAATGCAAGCAGATGGAGACTTAGAGCCAGCAGGAGCTGCTGACCTTAACTCCCTCGGTGTAGCATTCGTTGACGCAGCTGCCACAGAAAACATGTCAGTTATCACAGGTAGGGGCGTAATAGTAAACGCTTACGTATCAGGTACAGTCGCAAGTGGCGCACTTTTAGAAGTCGGCGCAACCGCAGGAGACTTAAGAGCATACACCACAGCAGATGCTGGGGTAGCAATTCTTATTGATTCCAACCCCGGCGCTTCGCCAGTACTAAGAAAGGTTCAACTAATTTAAGGTGATTTAAATGGTAGGCACAACTTTTGATACAGCGCCCGGTCTGTTAACAACACTCAACACAGGAGCCACTGATGGCGGAGCTGGAGAGCGCGTTCTTATAGATTATAAAGACGCAATCATGGACTACAAGGTCACTGACCTTGCAGCGTTGAGTATGTTCGCAGAACCTATGAGCACTGATACAGGCGGTGATATTGATATCACATTTGGCAGACCCTCAATGGGAATGCAAGAGATTGAAGAAGGGAACACCCCGCAATACCAGCACACTAACCTGCGCTCCGAGAGAGTAACGGTTGGAGAATGGGGATTGGCACTTGGTGTAACCCGACGTATGATTGAAGACTCAAGATTCAACG